AGAGGACGCCAAGGATGTGCTCCGTGCTGAAATCTACCGCCGTGGTGTTGCGGGTTGGGATGAGGATGTGTACCAATTGGGCAAGTATCGAGGCACCGTCCGCAAGTATAGCGATACGCTTTTAATATTCCACAGTAAAGCGCTTATGAGTGAGTACCGCGATAAGCAATCGCTTGACGTTACCCGTCACTTGCAGGCAGCCCGTGACCCTGCGCTGCAATCGCTCACCGATGAGGAGATAGAGATACTTGAGAGAGCCAGCAGTCGCCTCACGCGCCAAGAGTAACCTGCTTCACCCGCAGAAACTGGCGCAAAAACTTGAGGTCGAGAAACGCGAACGAGGCCGTGAATCGTTTCGCTTCTTTGCGCGTCAAGCGTGGCCTGTGCTTGAGCCTGGCACTGATCTTGTGTGGAACTGGCATCTTGACGTGATGTGTGACCACCTGCAAGCCGTGTTCGAGCAGCGTATCAAACGCCTGGCCATCACGATTGCTCCCGGCCACGCCAAGTCTTCCTTTGTCTCTGTCCTCTTCCCTGTGTGGTGTTGGATTAGTGACCCGTATAGCAGATGGTTATGCGCGTCCTATTCACTTGACCTGGCTGTCAGAGACAACAAGAACCGCCGTGACCTGATCGAATCCAACTGGTTTCAGCAACGATACGGGCCGCTCTTTACCCTATCCTCCTCACAAAATGTGAAGGGTTTCTTCGAGAATGATAAGCGCGGCTATTCGATAGCGGTTGCGGTGCGCGCCAGCGGAACAGGGAAACGTGGCACACATTTGCTCATAGATGATAGTAACAATGCGATGGCCGGACTTGCCGACATTGACGCCACCAAAGAATGGTTTGGGAAAACCTGGATGTCTCGATTGAACGACCAGGAAAATGGCTCCATGATTATCGTTGGTCAGCGTCTGCATGAGGAGGACTTGATAGGCCATATTCTCAAGCTCGGTGGATGGGAACATTTGAACCTGCCCGAAGAGTATGAGCCTGCACGCAAAAGTTACACAAGCATTGGGTGGGAAGACCCACGCACACAAGAAGGAGAGCTGTTATGGCCGGAGAAGTTCCCCAGGGAAGTCCTGGACAAGTTGAAGAGAGAGTTAGGGCCACTCCATTATTCAGCACAATATCAGCAAAGCCCGATACCTACAGGCGGATATATCTACAAGGAGAAGGACAGGCGTTGGTTTACCGTCGATCAGACAACGCACTCGTACTTATTGGAAACGCCTCGTGGTCGCGTGACTGTCCCGATTGCAGACTGTTGGAACCTGGCGGTGATTGACCTGGCCGTCTCCACAAAAAGCACGGCAGACTTCTTTCTCATGGAGACGTGGGCGATCACACCCTATAAGGATGCGCTCTTACTCCATGCCTTACACGAACATCTGGACTTCTCAGAGCAGCAACAACAGATACCGCTCTTATTCCAACGCTTCCACCACTCGATTATAGCGGTGGAGAAAGTGGGCTACCAGCTTGCAATGATACAGTACTTGATCTCGCTCGGGCTCCCGATCAAGCCGTTTACACCGCAAACAGATAAGATCACGCGCTCCACTACTGGCTCCATCCTCTATAGCAATGGCAAGGTCTACCACCATAAGGATATGCCAGGCATCGAAGAGGCAGAAAAAGAGTTGTTTAGCTTCCCCAAGGCACCGCACGATGAATATCCCGATTGCCATGCCATGATGGCGTTCGTCATTGCAACCTATGGTAGACCAGGGCTGCTTGATCTGGATGATGACACGGAAGAACTCGACACCACCTTGAGTATCGAGCAGTTGAAGCAGGCTGAGGCGGTGACGGAAGAGCAGCGGCAGCAGGCAGAGGAAGAAGCTGCGCATCAGGAACGGGAGTTATACAAGAAAGGCGGCTTGCTCATGAACCCATTTGAATGGGCGCACACCCATGAAGGAGGTGGATGGGATGAGTAGACGACGCCCGCGTGACAGCAGGTCACATATCAGCGAGAAAGCCGACCCCAACATCCAGGTGGTCGTAGCACAGCAAGGCGTGGCTACCCCGGCGCAGATGCCGCGCAACATGAGAGCCTACATCCAGGAGGGCTATCGCAGCAACGGCACGGTGTTCCGTGTGGTGGGCCACATCGCACGTTCCTGCGCTGGTATCAAGTGGAAGCACTACACAGACGAGACGAAGAAGCGTGAAATACCCAACTCTGAACTGCTGCAACTCTGGAACAACCCTTCACCTAAGGTATCTGGCACGGCATTCCGTGAGGCCATGATCGCTTACTACTGCTTGACCGGAAACTCTTATGTGCTCGGCATCAACGCGAGTCAGAACCAAGCAGGGAAGTTCGACGAACTGTATAACTTGCGCCCCGATCACACGAAGATCAAAGTCGATAACAACGGGCCGCTGTACTACGAGTTCGGCAACTTCTCACCGCCGCGCAGGTACGGCGACCCGTTTGTGATGCACAACAAGTTATTCGCTGGCAATGATGATGTGTATGGCATGTCCCCGATTGAAGTAGCCGCGATGGACGTGGACATTCAGAAGGCTGGCAAGAAATGGAACCTGGGCCTGATGTCCAACATGGCACGGCCTGGCGGCGCATGGGTCACGGATGCGCTGCTAGGCGATACGGAATATAAGCAGCTCAAAGAAGAGATACGCAAGAAGTTCGCAGGGCCGCGTAACGCAGGCGAGACGGCCATTCTGCATGGCGGCGTCAAGTGGCAATCGATGAGCATGTCACCCTACGAGCTGGATTGGCTAGAAAGCTCCACCAAAGGTGATAGGGATATAGCGGGCATCTTCTTCAATTTCCCCTTGTTCTTGCTTGGGTTGGCTGACAGCACCTATACCAACCAGGAAGAGGCGCGTTACGCGCTCTACACCGAGATTGATTTCCCCATCCTGGATACGTTCCAAGACTCAACTAACATGTGGCTCACCCCGCGGTATGGTGGCTTCCTTGGCTATGACCAGGAGGATGTGGAGGCTATTCAAAAACGGTTACAGGAAGCAAAGGGGCAAGCATCCGATAGAGCAACGGCAGAATTTGCCGCCAGTACCGCCACGTTCTTAGAAGCCAGGGAAATTCAAGGCCGACCAAAGCTCAACGTCAAGGATTTCGTGATTATCAATCAGGTTCCGGTGCATGTGGAAGATTTGGACGACTATATTGCAGCCATGAGCGGCAAAACGATCAATCCGCCGCCACCACCTCCGCAATTATTGCCTGCACCAGGAAATACAACGGTGACTGAGGTGCCGAATTCGGATAATCAGGACAATACCGACACGACGCCACCTCCACAGAAGCTGCTCCCACCCGATCTGCAACTCAAAGTGCTTGATCTGCAAACGGAGGCTGAAAAGGCTGCGTACTTGAAGACGGTAGAGAGTCGGCGGACCAAATGGGAAAAGGTGATTAAGGGCAGGCTCCAGGACTATTTCAGAGATGAGCACAAGACGATCGCAGCGGCTCTTTCCCGTGGGTCAACGGATAGTGCACCAGATAACGTCGCTCATGCCTTCATGGTATTGGAGCAACAAGGCACGCTCAAAAACCTGATTGTTGGGATATATCAGGATGTGGGAGAGGACTTCGGGGAGAGTGTGCTGAAGGATTTGAAGTTTGGCGATGCGTCTTACGAACAAAAGCTCCTCAACTTGCATTTGAACCTGCACGCGCCTAATGTGCTCGTGCATCTGTTGCAGATAGCGGGGGAGAAGGTGCGTCAAATCTATGGAACCACGTTGGCATTCTTGCAAGAGCATCTGACCGCAGGGGTACAAGCGGGTGAAACGCTTGACCAGGTTGCGCAACGAGTCGATGATCTCTATACGGAAAGCATTATTCCCGAGCGTTCACAAACGATCTCGGCCACTGAGGTGCATAGTGCCAATGAATATGGTTCATTGCAAGCGGCGCAACTGTCGGGTCTGACGCTCAAGAAAATGTGGCAAACGGTGTTCGATGATAAGGTGCGGGCAGATCACGCCGAAGCGCAGGGGCAAGAGATAGATATGGATGAAGCGTTTGATGTTGGTGGTGAGCAACTGATGTATCCGGGCGACCCAGCGGGCAGCCCTGGTAATATTATAGGCTGTCGTTGCACAGTAATATACTTTAGTGTGCAAACCGTGGATGATGAGATTGGCAAAGCGTTGACGAAGTATGCTCGCACGTTTCCCCAGTTGATTGTCACCAGGGAACATTACCGCGAATTGCTGAGGATAAAACGATGAGATTTAATAGCTTAACAAAACGGATTTTTGCTGGACCCATTATTACCTAAAACGCGTAACATCTGTTACGTTTTTGACAGTCGCGGATATCTCAATTGGTAGAGAGCCTGGCACCAATCTCGGTTGGCGGAACTGGCATACGCGCACGGCAGTTGACCGTGATTTTGGAGGTTCGAGTCCTTCACCGAGAGCCCAATCATCCTATATGATTGTACAACCTGAGCGGAGGCAAAACGATGAATGCAAATGATGAGATTTACGGTGTGTCGCCTATTGAGGTAGCTACGAACCTTGTGGAAGGTACTCCCAAATTAGCAGGACAGCAGAGCATAGTTCGTGTGTTTGTAGATGATATTGCCTATCTCATGACGAGGATAGAGCAGGGGAGTCTTGCC